ACTCCGAAACCGCCGCCCGCGAGGACGCCGAGCGGCTGTACAAGGCGCTGCGCACGCGACGATGCCTGTGCACGGCGACACACCCCGGCACCTGTTTGCGCTGTGCCGCCCTCGCCGCCCACGACGCGCTGAAGGGAGGCGCGACGTGAGCAGCGTCGGGCTGTCCGCCGTGCTGCTCGTCCTCATGGGCGTCGGGCTGCTCATCGAGTGGGCCGTCGAGCGGCGCTGGCCGGGGGACTGGACATGACGGCCCGCCTGCCCGTCCCGCACCCGCCGACCGAGCGGCAACTCGTGGTGCTCGCGGCCGCGCTGACCTACGGCACCGACGAGGCCGCCCGGCTGCTGTGCCTCGCGCCGCAGTCCGTCCGGAACAGCGTCTCGGTGACCCTCTACCGGCTCGGCGTCAACTCTCGCATCGAGGCGGCCGCGATGCTCGGCTGGCTCGTCATCCCGCTCGCCTACCGCTACCCGGGCGAAGTGGTGCGCCCGAGCACATCGGGGGTTGACAAGTCCACCGCGTAGGCGTATGGTGGGCACATGAACCCGACGACGACGGCAGCACCGACCACCACCAACCTGTGCCGCGACATCTTCGCGGGCCATCCGGAGTCCATCGTGGGGCTCGCCGGCGGCGCGACGTGCGACCGCCCGGTCCGCGGTCTGGGCTGGATGTGCGACGAGCACGGCGCGATGGCGCGCGACCTCCTGTCCACCGTCATCAGCGACGTGCCGGATGAGCGCGAGCAGCGCGAGGTGAAGGCCGCCGAGGCGATGGACCCCGCGCTCCGGGCCCGGCTGGACGAGGCCCGCCGGTTCCTGAACGAGTACACCGGCCGCAACGGCTTCCTGCTCACCCTCCGCGCCGACCGGCGCTTCGGCACCAAGCACTTCCGGGTCACCGAGAAGATGGCCGAGGCCATCCTCCGGGTCCGCGACAACGAGGCCGCGACGACGGTCGAGCAGCCCCGCCTCGCGGAGGCGCTCGTGTGGCTGGTCGCCAACCGGACCACCGACCACTTCGCCGCGTCCGTGTACGAGGGCTTCCAGCGGTACGGCCGCCTGACGGCCGGGCAGTACGCCGCGGTGCTCCGCAACGTGGACCGCGTCGCCCGCGAGCAGCAGGCGCCCGCCGAGCAGCGCGAGCCGGCCGGGGAGGGCTGGTACAAGGTCGGGGACGACATCTACAAGGTCCAGAAGGCCGTGCACGGGTCCGGCCGCCTGTACGCGAAGCGGCTGGACGTGCCGGTGCCCGGCATCAAGGGGGAGTGGGTCTACGCTCCCGGCGTCGTGAACACGCTCACGGTCGAGCAGCGCCTCACCGAGGAACAGGCCCGCGAGTTCGGCCGGCTCTACGGCGTGTGCTGCTGCTGCGGCGCCGTCCTGACGGACGAGGACTCCATCGAGAACGGCATCGGCCCCGTCTGCGCCTCCAAGGCGTTCCGCGGCTGATACCATCCGGCTCGGGTGGGAGTGACGACCCATCCGTCCCCCTCTCTGGGCGAGACGGCCCTCCGGCCCCCCTCCGGAGGGCCTTCTCGTTTTCCCCCACGACGCGCTGGAACGGCCCGTGGCGGTCAGACGGTCCCGGCAGCGCGGTCCTCGCACCCGAGCGCCTCACCGGGGCGTCTCTGGCCGTCCACGGCGTGCCATACTGCCGCCGAACCCGGCCCTGCTTCGCCCGGGCGCAGTCGTGGAGGACCGCATGACTTCCGAGGTCGCCATCGAGCGCAAGGAGGGCTTCCTCGTCGCTCACCGCAAGGTCGCCTTCGCGGCGGCCGGGCTCGCCATCGCATCCAACTGGGTGTGGGCGCCGTCCCTGTTCGTCTCGGCGCAGCAGGCGTACCAGAACGGCCTGTGGGGGCTCGCGTGGTTCACCATCCCGAACGTCGCCTGCCTGCTGCTCTTCGCCATGTTCGCCTCGCTCATCCGCGAGAAGGTCCCGGACGGCTACACGCTGCCGGCGTACATGAGGACCCGGCACGGCGTCACCGTGCAGCGGGAGTACCTGACCCAGATGGGCCTGCTCGCGCTCGGGTCGTTCGCGGTCCAACTGCTCGCCGGCGGCGTCTTCATCGCACAGGTCACCGGGCTCGCGTTCTTCCCGCTCACCGTCGCGATGGCGGTGTTCGCCCTGTCCTACAGCCTCGTCGGCGGGCTTAAGGCGAGCCTCGCCTCCGACTGGCTCCAGATGCTCATCATCCTCGCGGTCGCCGCCGTGCTCGTGCCGTGGGTCATCATCGAGTCGGGCGGCATCTCGACCGTCGTGGCCGGCTTCGGCGGCACGTCCGGGAAGGACCCGTGGCTCATCGCGCTCTCGTTCGGCATCCCCACGACCATCGGCCTGCTCTCCGGGCCCTTCGGTGACCAGTCGTTCTGGCAGCGCACGTGGGCGACGCAGGCCGGCAAGGTCAAGGCCGCGTTCATCGTCGCCGCCGCCGCGTTCGCCGTCGTGCCGCTGACGCTCGGGCAACTCGGGTTCGTCGCTGCCGGCGCCGGCATCCCCATCGAGTCCGCGCAGACGGTCAACGTGGAGACGGTCCAGTTCTACCTCCCCGACTGGGCCCTCATCCCGATGGCCATCATGGTCCTCGCCGGGCTCGTGTCCACGCTCGACAGCATGGCCGTCGCCTTCGGCTCGCTCGCCGGGCATGACGGCTCCCCGGACCCGGAGCGCGCCGTGCACCGGGCCCGGCTCGGCATGGTCGCGCTCGCCATCGGCGGCATCCTCGTGGCGAACGTCCCGGGCATGACCATCGTCGGCCTGTTCATCATCTACGGCACCATCCGCGCCTCGACCTTCTGGCCGACCATCTTCACGCTCCGCTCCGACCGGGTGCAGGCCCGCTACGTGGCGTGGGGCATCGGGCTCGCCATCGTCATCGGGCTGCCCGTCTCGGCCTACGGCAACCTCCGGGGCGAGTGGCCGTTCATCCTCACCGCGTCGCTGCTCGTGTGGGCGCTCTCCGGCGGACTGACGTGGCTCGGGATGCGTCGGAACCGGGCGGTGATAGTCTCAGAGGCATGACCGAACCCGTCCCCCGTGTCGAGCGGGTCACCCTCGACACCCTCATCCCGCACCCCCGCAACCCGCGCGAGGGTGACATCGGGGCCATCTCCGAGTCGCTCCGGACGTTCGGGCAGTACCGCCCCATCGTCGTGCAGCGGCGCCCGGAGCCGCCGCACCACATCGTCGCCGGCTCGCACACCTACCGCGCTGCCGCCGCGCTCGGGTGGGACGCCATCGATGTCCTGTTCGTGGACGTGGACGACGAGACGGCCGTCCGCATCATGGTGGCCGACAACCGGACGCATGATGTCGGCCGGGACGACGACGAACTGCTGGCGACCCTGCTCACCGAACTCGCGAACGCGAACGCGCTGGACGGCACCGCCTACGGCCGGGACGACGTGGACGAACTGCTCCGCATCACCGGCCGGCTCGCCGCCGGCGCGACCGGGTTCCTGACCTCGTACGGCAAGGCCGGCCCCCTGAACGACGGCGGGCCCGACCCGGGCGACTACGTCACCATCGCGTTCTCCATGCTCCCGCACGAGCGGGACGAGGTCGTGGCGGTGCTCCGCTCCGCGGGAGGCACGCAGGCCGAGGCCCTGCTCCGCATCGCCCGGGAGTGGTCCGGGACGGCGTAACGTGCTCGGCCGCAAGCACATCATCAACGACCCGTCCGTCTGGGCCGCCGGCTGGGAGCGCGCCCGGGAGGTGTTCCCGGACGAGCGGCTGGACGCGCTCATCGACCGAACGGCGCACGAGATGCGGCACCGCGCCGGCGGGCTCCGCGTCGGCATCGCGTGGTCGGGCGGGAAGGACGCCATCGTGGTCACGTGGGTCGCGGAGCGCGCCGGGCTCGACATCGTCGGCGGCGTCTACGGCACGGCGCTCGGGCTCTCGTACCACTCCATGCTGGCGTGGGTCCGGGAGCACCGCCCCGCCTACGTGGACATCCTCGACACTGGGCAGGACCTCGCGTGGCTCCGGGCGCACCCGGCGATGCTCTTCCCGGACCTCGCCGGCCGGACCAAGTGGTCGGACATCACGCACAACCGGGCGCAGGACATCTACTTCGCCCGGAAGCGGCTCGACATCATCCTGACCGGGCGCCGGCGGCTGGACGGCAACTGGTGCGGTCCGGGAGGCGACTACGTTTCACGTGGAACACGCCGCTGGTCGCCCATCATGGACTGGCCGCACGAGGCCGTCTTCGCCCTGCTGCAGCGGGAGGGGCTCGGGCTGCCGCCCTGCTACGCCGGCCCGGGCGGGTTCCGCAACGGCAGCATGGTCCCGTGGCCGCGCCGGGGGCCGTGGGCGCGCGTGTGGGACTGGGAGGCGGACCGGGTCCGGGAGGCGGCCGCCTACGGCATCCCGGGCGCGGCGGACTTCCTGAGGACGGTCACGTGAGCCGCAAGGGCGTCAACCTCCTGACGGGCCGGACCCGGGACCGCTACCCGACCGTGACGCTCGACAAGGACGTGCTCACCCTCGCCCGCGAGCGCATGGCCGTCGCGTTCGACCGCTTCGATGAGGTCGCCGTGTCGTTCTCGGGCGGGAAGGACTCGACTGTCGCCCTCCACGTCTCGCTGGACGAGGCGCGCCGGCGCGGGCAGCGGCTCCGGGTGTTCTTCTTTGACGAGGAAGCCATCCCGTACGAGACGGAGGCGTACGTGCGGCGCATCGCCGCCGAGCCGGACATCGACTTGGAGTGGTACACGTTCCCGGTCAAGCACCGCAACGCCTGCTCGGTCGAGCAGCCGAAGTGGTACCCGTGGGCCCCAGAGGTCGAGCACCTCTGGGTCCGGCCCCGCCCGCCGGAGGGCATCACGCACATCCCGCTCGCCCCGACCGCCCCGGACGAGCGGCTCTCCATCCCCGAACTGAACGCCCTCATCAACCCGCCGTCGCGAGGCAACGTCGGCGTCGTGCTCGGCATCCGGGCAGCCGAGGCCCCGAACCGCCGCCGGTCCGTCTCGACCCGGCTGTACGACAACTGGATGGTCCCGTCGCTCGTGCCCGGCTACCGCAATCACGTGAAGTTGTACCCGGTGTACGACTGGAACCTCTCGGACGTGTGGCTCGCCATCCGCTCGCAGGGCTGGGACTACAACGAGGCGTACGACCTCATGGCGATGGCCGGCGTCCCGCCCCAGCACCAGCGCTGCGCCCCGCCCTTCGGGGAGGAGCCTATCCAGAACCTCTGGATGTTCTCGCTGTGCTTCCCGGAGATATGGGACCGGATGCTCGACCGGGTGCCCGGCGCGGCGACCGCGGCCCGCTACTCGCGCTCGGAACTCTACGCGTTCAAGTCGCTCGCGGAGAAGCCGGACGGGATGCCGTGGCGGGACTTCGTGCGTTCCGCAATCGAGCAACACCCGCAAGAGCATCAACCCCGGGTCGCCTCCCGGCTCGGCACGTTCGTCCGCTGGCACTACCGGCGCACCGCCGACCCCATCGCCCCGTCCGTCCCGCACCCCGTCTCGGGCGTCTGCTGGAAGGGGCTCTACCACATGGCCGTGCACGGGGACTACAAGCACCGCCGGGCGGCCGCCGTGCCCGGCAACGAGAAGCGCTGGCCGGCGTACCGGGCCGAGATAGAGGCGCTCCGGGCGGCCGGCAGGATGGACGAGGTGGCGACGTGAGCGGCGTTGCCAACACGCGAACGCGGCGAACGCGCGTGGCCGGGGTTGTCGGGGTTGCGGGATTGGCAACCTCCGCAACATCGCCAACAGGAGGAACGGCATGAGCGCACCGACCGGCCGGGAGCGGCAGCCCGTCGCGAGCATCGAGTGGCTCCCCGTCTCGGCCCTTCACGCGAACGACTACAACCCGAACAAGGTGGCGCGCCCCGAGATGGCGCTGCTCCGGCTCTCGCTGCTGGAGAACGGCTGGACGCAGCCCATCGTGGCGCGCGAGGACGGCGAGATAGTGGACGGCTTCCACCGCTGGACGCTCGCCTCCCGCGACCCCGAGGTGGCGGCGCTCACGGGCGGGCTCGTGCCGGTCGCGAGGCTCCGCGGGCTCGACCCGGCGTCGCAGCGCATGGCGACCATCCGGCACAACCGGGCCCGGGGCTCGCACCTCGTGGTCAGGATGGCGGACATCGTCGCGGAACTCGCGTCCTTCGGCGTGGAGCCTCCCGAGATAGGCCGCCGGCTCGGCATGGAGGCCGAGGAAGTCCGCCGGCTGCTGCACCGCGGCGCCATGCTCGCCACGCCCGACGAGTTCTCCCGGGGCTGGGCTCCGGCCGCGGACGGGGTGATACCGTGGGACGCTCCAGCGGACAGGAGGAACGGAGATGCTCCCCGGATACCCGACCCCGACCGTGCGCCCGTCTGAGGCCGTTCTAGGCGCCTCTGGAGGCACGCTGTGAGCGGCCGCCGGACGCACCGCACGCCCGAGACGCGGGAGGCCGTGCTCCGGCTGCTCCGGGCCGGCAACACGCGCGAGGACTCGGCCCGCTTCGTGGACATGGACCCGGTCACCATGCGGCGCTGGATGCACGCGGATGCATCCTTCCGACGCGCGGTCGAGCAGGCCGAGTCGCAGGCCCGGGTTCGCGCCGTGACCGTCGTGGTGGACGACGCCTTCGGCCGGCCCGCCGTGTACGACGACCGAGGCAACGTCATCCGCGCCGAGGTCAAGCCCTCGGTGACCTCCGCGATGTGGTACTTGGAGCGCCGCGACCCGCTGAACTGGGGCCGCAAGGTCAGCGTGGACATCCGGGCGACGGTCGAGCGCGTCGCGCACGAGACGGGGCTCGACCCGGACGAGGTCATGGCCGAGGTGGAGCGGCTGTACGAGGAACACGCGGCGTCCTTCCGGCGGACCTAGCGCATGGCCGTCCCGACGCGTCAGATGCCCGGGGAGGTCGCGCTCGGCTACATCCCGCTCGCGGTCGCCCGCATCCAGCACCGGCGCACCCGGCCGCCCGTCCGGCAATACTGGGAGGACCCGCTCGGCTGGGTCCGGGAGCGGCTCCCGGACGCCGACCCGACGCCCTATCAGGCCGAGGCGATGGCGGCGCTCGGGCGCCATCACCGGGCATCGGCCCGCGGCCCGCACGGGCTCGGGAAGACGGCGCTCTCGGCGTGGGTGTTCCTGTGGTTCATCGACACGAGGGAGCGGGCGCACGCGGACTGGAAGGCCATCTCGACCGCCGGCTCGTGGTCGCAGTTGCGCAACTTCTTCTGGCCCGAGGTGCACAAGTGGGCCCGCCTCGTGCGCCCCTCGCTCGGCTGGAGGGAGGGCAGCGAACTGCTGCAGATGTCGGTCAAGTTGCGCAACGGGCAGGCGTTCGCGGTCGCCTCCAACCGGCCTGAACTCATCGAGGGAGCGCACGCCGACCAACTCCTGTACGTGTACGACGAGGCGAAGTCCATCCTGCCCGCGACCTTCGATGCCTCCGAGGGTGCCTTCTCGGGCGCGGGCACGGGCGGGCGCGACGCGTTCGCGTGGGCGGGCTCGACCCCGGGCGCGCCCGTGGGGCGCTTCGCGGACATCCACCACCGGCGCACCGGGTACGAGGACTGGTGGGCGCGGCACGTCACCGTCACCGAGGCCATCGCGGCCGGGCGCATCAGCACCGAGTGGGTCGAGCAGCGCCGCCGGCAATGGGGCGAGGGCTCGGCCATCTACCAGAACCGCGTGCTCGGGGAGTTCGCCGTCGAGGACGCGCAGTCCGTCATCCCCATCGCGTGGGTGGAGGCGGCGATGGAGCGCTGGCGGATGCTGGACGGCGGCTACGCCCCGTTCGTGAACGTCGGCGTGGACGTAGCGCGCTTCGGGGAGGACCGCACCGTGCTCGCGCTCCGGCACGGGGACGCCATCAGCGACCTCCGGGTCTACGTCAAGGCCGAGACGACGGAGACGACGGGACACGTCTCGGGCATCCTCCGGGCGAACCGGGGCGGGCACGCGGTCGTGGACGTGGTCGGGCTCGGCGCCGGCGTCGTGGACCAGTTGCGGGAGCGGGGGCTCCCGGCCGTCGCCTTCAACGCCGCCGGGCGCTCCGAGCACCGGGACCGCTCGGGCGAACTGCTGTTCGCGAACCGCCGCGCCGCCGCGTGGTGGAACCTCCGCGAGATGCTCGACCCGGGCTTCGACCCGACCGTGGCACTGCCGCCCGACGAGGAACTGCTCGGGGACCTCGTCACGCCGCTCTACCGGGTCGCCTCCGGCGGACGCATCACCGTGGAGGGCAAGGACGACATCCGCAAGCGGCTCGGCCGGAGCACCGACAAGGGCGACGCCGTCGTGCAGGCGTTCGCGCTCTCCGAGCCCGAGGACTATGAGGGCGTCATCGTCTGGGACGAGCCGGTGGACATCGCGCCCGGGTTCTAGGCGCGCGGTGCGTTGGTGCACAGGATGTGGATAAGTCGGGCCCGCAGGGGGTTGACAAGTCTACTGCGAGGGTGCACAGTAGCACCCATGAACCCGACCATGAACACCACGAGCCACGCGACGGACCGGGCCCTCACCCGCATCGCTGCTGCCGGACTCTCCGGCCAGAAGGTGCTGGCGGCGGCCGCGGACGTGGCGGGGCGCGTGAACGGCAGCGTGGCGGTGCTCATGACGACGCTCCCGGAGCCGAAGGGCGCCTACTGGACCGAGTCCAACGGCAACCAACTGTGGGCCATCATCCGGGACCACCGCGTCGTGACGCTCATGCTGCGGCGCGACGACCAGCCGGCCCGCCCGGACCGGCTCCGCGTGGACCGGGTCATGCGGCTGCAGGCCGCGTAAGGGGGACGAGGGATGAGCAACATCAAGGTGACCCGCGCCGCCGGCGCCCACCGTGGCGCGAGGCCCCGCGTCCTGTGCTTCGACTGCGGCGAGCAGACGGGTGCCGCGATGGCGGTCTACCGCCTCATCGGGCCCGAGGGCTCGGAGTACCGGGGCGTCGTGTTCGTCCACCGCAACGGCGCCGGCTGCCACAAGGGCATGACGGCGCACGAGGTCCGCACCGAGGGAGGCGCCCGATGACCGCGACCATGCGCCACTACTGGGTGGACCCTCGCCGCAACGAGACGGCCGACCCGTGCGACCTGTGCGGGCACTACGGCTGGCGCGAGGTCCCGGGCTGCGACTGCTGCGACCTGACGCCGGCCGAGCGCCGACGCCGGCAGCGCGAGGACGCGAGGGCCCGCCGTGCTCAGGTGCGCCCTGTCACCGCCGCGCAAGATTAGGGGTTGACAAGTCTACGTGCAGGGCGTAGTGTGCACTCATCGACCCGGGGCGACCTCCCCGGATGAAGGAGAACCGGAGATGTTCGAGTACATCAAGACCCTCAGCGACAAGGCCCTCATCGAGATGTCGCGGGGCGACTCGACCGTCCCGGCTACCGCCCGCGTGAACCGCGCCGCCATCGAGGCTCTCGCGGAACTGGAGCGGCGCGAGGACGAGGCCGGCTGGGAGGCCACCGCCGCCGCCGAGCGCGGCTACGAGTCGTGGCTGGAGAACGGCGCCGGCAACTGGCTGCTGCAGGCCGAGGCCGACGCGGACCTCCGGCTCCACGAGGCGCTGTGGCCCAACGGCTACGGGCGCTAGACTCCCCAAGGCGCGACCCCCGGGGCTGTGGTCCCGGGGGTCCC